TAGAGGCACTAGCCCTTATGACGCTGGTATGTTCTACTGCCCATACGTCCCGCTCCAAATGGTGCGTGCCGTTGGTGAAGAAGACTTCCAACCTAGAATTGGTTTCAAGACTCGTTACGGTCTTGTCAACAACCCATTCGTCTCTGGTGGCGGAACTGATCGTTCGGATCCACACAATTCGAATGCCTTTGGTAATAACCAATACTATAGAATCTTCCGTATTCTCAACCTCCATGGTGCGAGAGTCTAAGATAGAGTGTCTAACTCAACAAGGTAAGGGGGGCGAAAGCCCCTCTTATCTTTTACCCTAAATACTCATATGAGTGATCCAAAAACTTTTGAAAAGAATCCATTTTTGGATTTTAGAGAAGAATTTACTTTTACGGGTGCAACCAAAGATTCGATCATGACCAACGGGTTCAATCTTCCCGGTGTTACTTTCGGTGCAGAAACCTCAAAACCGAATACGCTCAAGCGTAAGCAGCCTGAAAATGTAAACTTTCTGTATCAAAACTATTTTAGATTTCAAATTCAAGGATTTGATACATTCAACTATTTTTGTCAAACTGTGACATTGCCCGGATTCGGTTCCCAAAGTGCAATCGAGCAACCTACAAGATTCTCCTCTCTCAAGATTCCAAGTACAAAAGTTACTTTTGATAATCTTGAAATTGGATTCCTTGTTGATGAAAATATGTCCAACTGGAGAGAGATTCAAGATTGGATGAAGTCCATCTATCTGATCAAAGACCACAAGGGGCATGAAAAAAACTTCAATAATCAATATCGTGACGCTGAACTTATTTTGTTGGATAGCAAAAGTAACGCTAATCTGCATATCAAGTTTAGAAATATATTTCCAGTCTCTTTGACTGGTTTAGAATTCGATTCTTCAATCAATGATCTTGCTCCGTTTACTGCGACTGCTTCTTTCGCTTTCGACACCTACGACTTCGTTGAACCGGAATCTGGATTTTCTATCTGATTTTCTCTTGACAAGCCCTTGGTTACTCTTATAATCCGAGTGTCAACGAGAGAAAAGGGAAAAAGGATTACATTATGGAACTAAGTGATATTAGAAAGATGGTAGAGGCTGATGCTCGTATCGATGATACGCAACTGGACATAGAATCCCTTCGTCTCCCAACACTTCATAACAAGTATTTGAATCTATACCATGATTCAAAATTACGTTTCGAAAAAGCGACGAATGAATACAATCGTCTATATCGTCTGAAGTGGGAATACTATACAGGAAAAATGGACGAGGATACTCTGAAGCAAAAAGGATGGGAACCTTTTCAACATAATATTCTCAAACAGGACATTCCAATCTTTTTGAACAGTGATGAAGATCTCTGTAAAAGAAAAGAAGTAATCACCTACATCAAATCAATGGTAGAATATCTTGAGGATGTAGTGAAAGAGATTACCTTCCGACATACCAAGATCAAGAACGCGATTGAGTGGAGAAGATTTTTATCTGGGGGTTGACATGAAATTTATTGAAGAACGAAAAACTGAATATCACTTTGGGTTTCCGGTAACCACTTACAAGTTCAAACAACATGAAGAACTAAAGTTGGACTTACTCGAAGAGACAAACGAAGATTTGATCTCCTGTACTGTGGACTCAGGAAAAGTAGACTCGTACGATAGAACAGACAGACAGACAAAAGGAATTTTGAATAGAGATCTTCCAAACATGGAAGTGTTGAAGAGTGCTTACAAAGAGGCATTGAAACATTTCTATTATCAAGTTCTAAGGGCAATCCCAGATTACCAACTTGTAAATGAGTCAATCAATAAACCTCTACTGACCGTACCTCAAATCACCCAGTCGTGGGTTGTTCGTACAAAGAAAATTGATGATGAAACTGAACCCGGACACATGAAGATGCACACACATTGGATGTCGCCCGTCTGTGGATCATACTATCTCAAGAAACCATCATCAATTGTTGGTGGAAACCTTTTGTTTGAAAATCCAATTCTGAGTAGCGATCACAATGTCATGACCAATACAGTATTGATGCTTCGAGATGGGCTGAGATGTGAGGGTCTTCAAAGGCTATCTTTGGTTGAAGTGGAAGAGGGTGATATTGTTTTATGGGCAGGAGTGCTACCACACACGATTGAAAAAATTCAAGATTCAAGTGTTGAAAGAGTGTCTGTCATCATCAATTCAACACCTAAAAACATTTGTGGAAATGCACGCAGTGGATACTTTTATCAATTGACTGATTCACACTAAATAATGGTGTATGTCAGATTATGTGATCGAGGACTTGGACTCCTGTAATATCAAAGTAAAATGTGAGAGACATCATGCAAAAGAGTTGTCTGATTTTTTTACGTTCAAAGTTCCCGGTCACAAGTTTATGCCCTCCTATCGTGCAAAGAAGTGGGACGGACAGATCAAACTTTACAACATGTATTCACAGAAAATCTACACAGGACTTGAATCATATGTTGATAAGTTCTGTAGAGATCGTGGGTATACTTTAGAAAAGCCCAATAGAACAAAAAAGAAATGGTCAAAGAGCCACCTAGAATCGCTTATGAGCGGTTTGAACATTGAAATAGGGGGGAAGGCGGTCAAAGCCCACGAACACCAGAAGGAAGCCATACTCCACGGTATGAACACCGAGCGATGTTTGCTTCTTTCACCCACTGGCTCTGGCAAGTCTTTGATCATTTATACACTTATGAGACATTTCATGAACCTTACTCCCGAGGACAAAAAGGTTCTGGTCATCGTACCCACCGTGGGTCTGGTTTCACAAATGTTTCACGACTTTATCGAGTATGGCGGGGAAGGCTGGAACGCCCGAACGCATTGTCACATGCTCTACTCAGGAAAGGAGAAAGCAACTCGCAGTCGAGTTGTGATATCAACATGGCAATCATTAGTAAACATGCCCGAAGAATTCTTTCAACAATTTGGGACTGTCTTTGGAGACGAAGCACACCTGTTCAAATCGAAATCATTGAAACAAATCCTCTCCCGCTTGACCATGTGTCCATATCGTATTGCAACGACCGGGACACTTGACGGACTACTAACACACAAGTTAGTCATCGAAGGTTTGTTTGGTCCGACCAAGAAAGTCGTGACCACCAAGAAGTTGATGGAACGCAAACTTCTTTCTGACTTGACTATCGATTGTCTGTTGCTATCATATGGAGGAACTGATCGACAGTTCATGCGTAGAACACAGTATGCAGATGAGATGGAATGGATTGTAACAGACAATCGCAGAAACAAATTTATTTGTGATCTAGCGAAAAATACAAAAGGCAACACTCTCATACTGTTTCAATTTGTCGAAAAGCACGGAAAGGTTTTGCACGAAATGCTCAAGGATTGTGATCGACCAGTTCATTTTATCTACGGTGGAACAGACGTAGAACAGCGAGAACAGGCTCGTAAACTGGTCGAACAGACAGATGATTCAATTATCATTGCATCCTACGGAACTTTTTCAACTGGTGTGAACATCAAACGCCTAAATAATATTGTGTTCGCGTCACCTTCGAAGAGCCGTGTACGGGTGCTACAGAGTATTGGAAGACAACTTAGAAAGTCTGTTCACAAAAGCACCGCACGCCTCTACGACATAGTTGATGATTTGTCATGGAAAAAATATGACAATCATACACTTCGCCATTTCCATGAGCGAAAGAAAATATATGATACAGAAGGTTTCGATTATAAGGTCGTAAAGATCCCACTAACAGGAGAGCGAAATGAGCAAAATCCCTTTCAAGGTTCTTAAACTAAAAAGCGGTGATGATGTTATTGCAAAATTAGTCAAAAATACGAAAGACAAGATTCAACTAGAACGTCCGATGGTTATGAAAATCATGCACTATGTTGAGCCGATGAGCGGGGCAAAAAAAGAAACAGTAATCCTGTACGACTGGTTGAAAACAACCATTGAAAATAAAATCATGATTGAAAAGGATTTTGTGGTTGGAATTTTCCATCCAGATCCAGATATTCTCAAAGCATATGAGATTCAAAAAAATATGGATGATCAAGCACAAAAAGGTTTCATTGTTGATAAACTTCCTAAAACAAAAACCAACCCATCACCCGAGAGCGGCATGGAAAATATTCTTAGGATGGTAAAGGATAAAATTGATCAGGAGAGAAAAAATATCGAGGAATATTTTGAGGATGGTAACTCCTTTCTTGAAGATATTGTTGATGATTCGGATGAGGAAGTCACTCTCGTAAATGATGATATTGAAAGAAGAGAAGATTATGGTAACTCATATACAGACTGGTCACCAAATCCAGAAGACTACTTGACATAATCATAAAATGCAGTAAGGTGTGTGAATGACTAATCACTATGTGGACAACAAAAAGTTTTTTCAGGAAATGACTGACTGGAAAAAAAGAGTGCGAGATGCAGAGGAGTCTGATGATCCCATTCCACAAGTGACCGAGTATATCGGTGAATGCTTTTTATTAATCGCAGAGAGATTAGCAACACGACCAAATTTTGTAAATTACCCGTACAAAGAAGAGATGATTGGTGACGCAATCGAAAACTGTTTGGTTGCAGCAAACAACTTTGATCCTGATAAGTCAAGCAATCCATTCGCATATTTTACGCAGATCACATACTTTGCTTTTTTGCGTAGAATTCAAAGAGAAAAAAAGCAAGACACAATCAAATACAAAATGATGGAGGCTGCTGATGCGAAAGGTGAACTTGCTTCGATCTTAGATCCAGATGGGAACTCTACAGATCCTTATGCAGACTATCTGAAATTGAATCCTAGTGATGTCGTAAAAACAGAAACTACAAAGAAGAAAAAAACAAGAAAGAAAAAAAATAATACTGAGGAATTGTTTTGAAAATTGCAATCATCTGTGATACACATTTTGGTGCAAGAAATGACGGACAAATTTTCCTAGATTACTACTTCAAGTTTTTTGATGACGTATTTTTTCCTGCCTGCAAAGAACGTGGTGTAAAACATATTTTGCACTTAGGCGATCTCATGGATCGCAGAAAGTTCGTCAACTTCAATACGCTTGCACAGGTTCGTGAGCGTTTCATGGATCGACTTCAAGGTATGGAAGTCCACTGTATTGTTGGCAACCACGACACCTACTTTAAAAACACCAACGAAGTCAACTCACCAAAAGAGTTGTTTGGTTCTCGGTATCCAGACTTTCATATCTATGACACCCCAGTGGAACTGACCTTCGACAATACAAAGATTGCGATGATTCCGTGGATCAACAAAGGCAACGAACAAAAGTCGATTGACTTTATCAATCAAACAGACGCAACCATTCTTGCAGGACATTTTGAACTTGAGGGTTATCAAGTCATGCGTGGAGTGAAGTATACGGATGGTATGAAGTCTGATATGCTACAACGGTTTGATAGAGTTTGGTCGGGTCACTTTCACCAAAAGCACGAAGAGAACAATGTGTGTTACTTTGGCACTGCGTATCAAATGACATTTGCAGACCTTTTTGAAAAGAAAGGTTTTCACATTTACGATACGGAGACAGATGAAATTGAGTTTGTGCCAAATCCCGACAAACTTTTTCATGCTATCCCATACAACGATGATATTGATATTGCATTGATTGATTTCCGACAGTATCAAAAGCGATACGTCAAAGTCTTCGTACATGAAAAGAAAGATGCAAAGAAGTTTGATCGACTTATTGAAAAACTATATGAAAATCATGCCGAGAGTGTGACCATTCTTGAAAATGAAACACCGACCAGCGAAAAGGTAGAGGTTGACAAAGACGCACTTTCAACCGATACTATGACATTGATTAGTTCATATGTTGATGATGTATTCTCTGATGATCCAGAGGAATGTAAAAGACTAAAAGATGTGTTCAAGGAGTTGTTCCTTGAGTCATTTGATGTGTAGGAGTTATTATGAAAAACGTACTAGGAATTCATGGAAGCCATGACGCTTCCTTTACCTTCATTGACAAGAATGATAAACTTCGTGTCATTGAAGTGGAGCGGTTGGTCAAAAAAAGATACGCTGCATTTTCAGTTGAACACGATATTACAAAACGAAGTTTTTCTATTGATGATGATGAAAGAGGTTATGTTTTAGAATACGTTTCCTCACTTATGAGTGACCCAAATGAAATTGACACAATCGTATATGGTGATCTAAATGCATTAGATCAAGAACGCATCAGTGAGTTTTTTCCGAATGCGAAGTTTGAGCATTTTCCACACCACGAAGCACATGCGTATTGCGCACACTACCAATCTGGTTTCGATAAATCTATTATCCTTTCTGTTGATGGTGGCGGAACAAGACAATGGCTGAAACCAGAATTGCAATCAGAAAATTGTATGAGACAGGTTACATTCACACAAAAATTTCTTGGTGATGAAAAACACATTACAGAATTAGGAAATTACAACATTGATTTTGGAACCATTTACAGTAAGATTGGATGGGTTTGCTCTGATCTCAAAAAAAGAGAAGATGATGATCTCACATGGGCAGGAAAAATCATGGGTCTATGTGGGTATGGTAATGTAAGAGAAGAGTGGATTTCTGCCATGAACGATACTTACCTGAATTCATCAAAGATAACACTTGACCCAAAAAATCCTGAGACTATTCGCTTACACCATCTATCGGCACTAAATGAGGTCGTTAGACCAGATGAAAAGTTTAATCTAGACTGTTTATCAGGACAAGACGCATGGGATTTGGCAGCGACCAGTCAGTTTGTTTTTTCTAGCATGTTGTTCAGTTGGATATATTCAGAAGTAAAAAGATATCCAGATAGAGATGTAGTGATGACAGGTGGCTGTGCATTGAATGTTCTTTTCAACCAAGCCCTTTCAGAGTTTTTACATGCTCGTGGCAAAAAACTGTATGTGCCACCCAATCCAAATGATTGTGGTTTGTCTTTAGGATATTTCTTATCAAAAACAGATGGGAAGTATCGAGGTGATGATTTTGTGTACGATGGCGTTGAACTCTTAGACAAAGATAAACTTGATGAGTATGTAAAAGAAAGAAACGCAAAGAAGGTTGAGATTTCAGAGGTTGTTGATCTTTTAAAAGAGGGCATGATCATCGGTGTCATAAACGGTGACTCAGAAATCGGTCCTAGAGCGTTGGGCAATCGTAGTATCATTTGCGATCCATCTTATAAAAACATGAAAGATACACTAAACGCGAAAGTTAAATTTAGAGAGTGGTATCGACCATTTGCTCCAGTTTGTTTGTTGGAAGATTCATTTAAGTTTTTTCATGATGTATATGAATCAAAGTACATGAGTCTTGCACCAATGGTCAGAGAGGAATTTAGGGATTCTTTGAGTGCCATCACTCATGTTGATGGAACTTCTAGATTACAAACTGTTTGCGAGGAAACAGGTCATGAATTTTTCAGAGAGGTTCTTCTTGAGTTGAGACAGAGAGGGGAGATTCCTGTAATCTTAAATACGTCCTTTAACATTAGGGGCAAGCCAATTCTCACGACAATTGAGGACGCTCTTTATGTTTTAGACAATACCGAACTTGATTATGTTTTAGTCGAAGGATATCTTTTTAAGAATGATAAAATTTCATAAAGTACGTTTCAAAAACTTTGGGTCTTTCGGCAACAACTTCACCGAGGTTGAACTTGATCGTCACCAAACAAGTCTGATCACTGGTCTGAATGGACACGGCAAGTCTTTTGCTTTGCTTGATTCAATCACCTTCGCACTGTTCGGTAAACCGTTTCGTAAGATTAATATTCCACAGTTGGTAAACTCACTCAACGAAAAAGAGTGTCTTGTTGAGGTTGAGTTTTCAGCAGGAGAAGATTCTTATCTGATTCGTAGAGGACTCAAGCCAAAGGTGTTTGAGGTTTTCAAGAACAATGACTTGGTTGACATCGCGGCAAAGTCAAAAGACTACCAACGTATGTTGGAGGAGCAAGTCCTTCGCATGAACTACAAGTCTTTCACACAGGTTGTGATTCTCGGCTCGTCTTCGTTCGTGCCTTTCATGCAGTTGTCGGCAGCGGATCGAAGAACAGTTATTGAAGATATTCTTGACATTCAAGTATTCTCAAACATGAACAGTGTTCTTCGTGATAAAACTGCAATGGTAAAAAATGAAATCACCGATATCAACAAAGCACTTCAAATTAACAAAGAACGTGCGACTGGCGTGGTTACGTTGATTGAGTCCTTGAAGAAAAAAAATAATCAACAAATAGAAACACTTGAAGACGAGATCAACATCAACAAAGCCGAGCAACAGCAGCATGATGATGAACTTGATGTGCTGGACAAACAGATTCAAACCCATCTGGAAAGTATCACGGATGAAAGAGATGTGGAATCAAGGATCAAAAAGTATGACAAGGCAAGGGGAAAGATGGAAAGAGAGATGAACAATCTCAAAAAGAATCTTTCTTTTTACACTGACAATGAAACCTGTCCAGTGTGTCACTCTGAAATATCAAAAGACAAAAAAGAAAAAGAAATACAGAAAACATCTAATACGTTAGATGAGTTACAAAAGGCTACGAAAGAACTTGAGAGATATGAACAAAAACAGATTGATCGATCAAATGAAATCGCAGCGACACAAGATAATATTCGTCAACTCTCTGATGACAGGATTCGTGTTAACACCTCTAGAAAAAATACCATAAAGTCTGGTCAAAAACTTGAGGCTAAACTTGAAGAGGCAAAGAAAGCAGACACCACAGATCTCGATGATGCAAAACAAAAACTAGAAATCGCAAAGGCGGATCGTGAGAAAAGCATGGATCGCAAAGACGATCTGCTCGTCAAGAAAAACACTTACGGCAATGCTGCCGACATGCTCAAGGATACTGGTATCAAGGCAAAGGTAATTAAGTATTATCTTCCTGTGATCAACAGCCTCATCAACAAGTATCTCAAAGACATGGAGTTTTTTGTTTCGTTCGAACTTGATGAAAACTTCAATGAAACAATCAAAAGTCGGCATCGTGATACCTTTTCATACATGTCCTTTTCTGAGGGCGAGAAGATGCGTATAGACCTTGCGATTCTTTTGGCATGGAGAGAGGTTTCCAGACTCAAGAACTCGGCAAACACCAATCTACTCATTCTAGATGAGGTATTCGATGCGTCCTTAGATGCCATGGGATCAGATGATTTCTTGAAACTTTTGAACAAATTGTCTGAAAAAAATCATATCTTCGTGATTTCACACAAATCAGACCAACTGGTTGATAAATTTCAGAACCAAATCACCTTCCAGAAGGCAGGCAACTTCTCTAGACTAATCTAAAACCCTAAATATCGTAGCAGGAGATTGCTATGGCAGAATATCAGGGTAAACAAGTCAAACTGGATGATCCTTTTCGTCTTCCAAAAGGATCTAAAAAGAAGTTTGGCGTATATGTAAAAAATGACAAGGGCAATGTGATCATGGTCAAGTACGGTGATCCTAATTTGTCCATTAAAAGGGATGACCCTGAACGCCTGAAAAACTTTCGTGCAAGACACAACTGTGACCAAAAGAAGGATAAAACCACTCCGGGTTACTGGTCTTGCAAATTCTGGGAAAAGGGAAAGCCAGTGTCGAAACTATTGAAGCAAGGTAAAGTCTCTGAAACGTACATCGAATCAGAAGCGATGTATATGAACTTGACTTCACAACAAAAAGGAAGAAAACAAGCCAAAGTTTCTAGCGAGGGTGTTTTTGGTTACAAGACTGCCGTAGAAGAGGCTAAAAGAATCAAGAAACTATATCCAAAATCTAATGTCTCAATTATGCAGCACGCCAGAAAAGGTAATTTTAAGTTTGCTACAGACAGTATCGGTATCCGCAGACTTGAAAAACAAGGATACGAAGTTGTTGAGGTTATTCGTGAGGGGATTGTTTCAGAGGCGGAATGGTCACAAAAGTATAAAGATTCTATTGACTGTGACAACCCAAAGGGATTTTCACAAAAGGCTCACTGCGAAGGCAAGAAAAAGAAAGCCGAAGAAGAGCAAGAGTGCAACTGTGGGTGTGATGATTGCATGAACGAAGATGTGAACGAAGTATACAAAGACTCTGGGCTTGGCGACTGGTTCGGCAAAGGCGGAGGCGGAGGAAAAGAAAGTGGTGGATGGGATAGGTTCAACTCAGCCGGTGAGCGTATCGGTAAGTGTGGTGACGCAAAAAAAGGTGCAGCCTATTCAGCCTGTCTCTCAGCAGAGAAAGCCAAACAACTTGGCAAGAAAGGCATCGCAGACTTCGTTCAGAGAAAGCGTGCCGCACAAAAGAAAGCCGGAGACAAAGCCAAAGGTGGCGAATCTAAAAAAGGACAAAAACCAGTAATGGTAAAAACAGGAGCAAAAGGTTTGGACAAGAAAAACGAATCGTTAATGTCATTTGGAAAGTTTTTACGAGAGGGCGAAAATAAACCAAACAATCCTGCTCTCTGGAAGAAAGCCATCGCAAAAGCAAAAGCAAAGTTTGATGTTTATCCATCAGCCTATGCCAACGCTTGGGCATCAAAGTGGTACAAGGGTAAAGGCGGAACTTGGAGTAAGAAGTAAGGTTACCCATGTTAAAGTTTAGAAAGTTTTACCTATCTGAAATGGCGACAAGGGAAATCAGTGTCTCTGAGTTTCCTAATCCCCTTCGTGGAAGAATCAAAAATATCTTTCAAAAGAAAGGTGAAATGGATGGGGCGGACGCTGACGATAAAGTAAAAACAAAGTTTAGAGGGTGGGGTGCAAACCAACTGAAACCCTCACAATCTGCAATCTATCTCGGCAAATCACTCGGCATGGCTGTGGGTGGTGTCAAGGGTGGCAACTTAGGATCTATGGTTTCTGGTGACAATCATATTCTTGACGGACACCATCGTTGGGCTGCTACTCTGCTGGCTGAACCAAAGGCAAAGATTTTTGGAACCGAGGTTCAACTCGGTATTGGTGATCTAGTCCCTGTGCTTCGCTCCTTGGGTGATGCCTTTGGAAACAAACGTAGAGGTGAACCGGCTGGCGGTGATGTCAACATTTACAAGGCAACAATCAAAGATGCTTTGGATGCCATCTATCAAGGCAAAAATATGAATCCAAAGTTTTATGATAAAAACAAAGCAGTGGCTTGGTTAGAAAGTATTGGCGGGGAGCCAGAACTTGAGCGAAGACTGAAATTCATTCAATCTAAAAAACCACCAAGTGGCGCACCTCCTCGTAATCAAATGCCTGTCATTGATGCAGACTCAGGAGAGGATAAATTAGCGGCAACTTTATTGCAACGTGGTAGCCTTGATGTTCGTCCCCCATACGCAAAAGTTGAAGAAGAAATTCAACTGGCAAAAAGAAAATTTATTAAAGTTCCTACAAACCTGCTTGGACGAAATAACGATATTACAAAAGAAATTTTTGGAATCATTGATAAAACATATAAAAATATTGGCGGATACCCAGACTTTAAAAAACCGACCGACCTTCCAGATAATCACACAGACTGGTATGCAGCAGACATGGACAAAGACCCGGACGCTGACATCACTACCTTTGGAAAGTTTAAGGCAGGTAATTTTAAGTTAACTGGTGCTGCGTCTGATGGTTCAGAACCATCCAAAGTGTTTCTTGTGAATAAACTTGGTAAGTTGATGAACACATCTGGCAACTATGCAGAAGCCAGTGACGCTCTCGCCCATGTTTTAATCACAAGAAAAAAAGTCCCTTTCGTTGGTGATGAAGAAAGTATTCAAAAACTTCTTCCGGGCAAATCATTTAGATTTGTTGGAGAACACCCAAACGGAAAATACCCCGGCTACAACGGTTGGTATGAACGTGATATTGCAGGGAAAAAACACCTTAAGATTATTTTAGGTAATCCTAAAGGAGTTAAGGTACAAAGGGCTTGACAAGAGGAAATCGAATGGTAGAGTGTTCCTATGAACATCTTTGCAGTAGACGAACATCCCATTCGTGCCGCTCATCAAATGGTGGACAAGCACGTTGTCAAAATGATTCTAGAAGCAGGTCAAATGCTGTCCACCTCTCATCGTGTTCTTGACGGTGATGAGTATTACGACCGAACAAAAAACAATAGACGTATCAAGCGTTGGCGACTGAGCGATGAGCGTGAAGATAAACTTTGGAAAGCATCCTTTGTCGGTCATCCCTGCACGCAGTGGACGATGGAAAGTCGTATGAACTATCGGTGGCACGCGACTCACGCTCTGGCTCTCTGCCGTGAGTATACACACCGATACGAAAAGGTTCACAACTCACAAGGTTTGATTGAATATCTTTTTAATCGTGAACCTCAAAATATCAAAGAGGGTAAACTTACAAAGTTTGCCGTTGCAATGCCTGATCAGTATAAGGTAGAATGCTCTGTAGAATCTTACAGAAACTATTACAGAGGAGAAAAGGCTTACTTTGCAAAATGGAAAAAACGTGAAGTACCCGAATGGTGGCAATGAGTAAAAAATTAAATGTATTGATTACAGGTGGAGCGGGCTACATTGGTAGTCACGTTTCACTCGCGTTCTTAGATGCCGGTCATAGAGTTACAGTGTTTGATCGAAATGAAAAAAACTGTAAGAGCCTCAAAAAAAGTCTAGGCAGACGAAAGAACATCAGAATCTATAACTGTGATTTAGGTGACAGCGTTTACCTTGACGGTGTTCTTTCCGAAGGTATCGACACTGTGATTCATTGTGCTGGTCCCAATCAAGTAAGAGAATCCATAGACTCACCCCTTTCTGTGTATCACGATGTGGTTGGAAAGACACTGACATTGTTGGATGCGATGAGAAAGCATGGCGTGATGTCATTTGTTTATACCTCAAGTGCAGCAGTATATGGTCGTGTTAAAAATGGTGCGGCACTTGAAACAGCCCACTGTAAACCAATCACACCATACGGAGAATCAAAGTTGATGATCGAAACGATCATGAACAAATACAGAAGATCTAATCCTAGTTTTTCTTTTGCATCACTTAGAGTTTTCAATGCCGCAGGGAATAATCTATCTGCTAAGGTAACTCCAAAACAAAATTCAATCATTAGCAAATTAATTAACTCCGCTATGAGTAAAAAAGTTTGTAACATTTATGGGCATGAGCATCAAACATCAGACGGTTATGCTTGTAGAGATTTTGTTCACATTGATGATGTTGCAAAAGCACATGTTCTTGCCGCTGAAAAAAATGCCTGTGGTATTTTTAATGTAGGTAATGGTGTCGAAACAAGTCTGTGGGATTTGATTGCAGATGTTGTTTCAGTTACACAGAAAGAAATTGACATCTCTAAGAATAAACCACATAATGGTGACGTTGCCTCAATTGTATCTGATTGTAGTAAAATCAAAGAGATAATGAGTTGGGAACCAACATTTACACTTAGAGAGATGATTGAAACATCTCTCAAATCTTATAAAAAAGGAGAATAAAAATGCCAACAACAACATCCAATCTTTACGGGGATATTCCTGATCCAAATGAAAAACCAAATACCCCCGACAAAATCGAGGACGAAAAGTTCATTATGAATCCAGAAGACAAAGATCCCACGGCAGCAACGGGTCTTCCAAGCGTAGATGAAGCGTACGAAATGCGAAGACGAATCCTGAACCAAAGGAATTCACCAACACCTGCCCAAGAAGTTATTGAGGAGAGTGTAAGCAGAGATGAATTGAATAGTCTTGTTAATAATCTTTCCACCGCTGTTCAAAAACAATTTCTCAGGGTCATGATGGGACAAAAAATTGAAACAGAATCTATTAGTCAAATTATGAAAGAATCAAATGCTTCGAATGAAGATTTACTAAACTTATTGGTTGCCTTTGAAAAACCACTTGAACAATTAGTTACGGTTATCAACAACCCCGAGTCAGAGATTGCTAAGAAGTATTCTTTTATGAAAAAAGAGCAGATCGTTGAGATGGAATCCGTATTGAAATCTCTTGCAAATGATATCAAAGAGAAGTATGATGATGACACGGTGAAAGAAATCGAAGATAAAATTACTGGATGGTTTACAAAAAGTGATGAAGGAGAAACCACGGAATCTTAAAATGAAAAAGAAAAAGCACAATAAAAGAAACAATGATCGCAAGAACTTTGGCGGTCGTGATCGTGGCGAAAAGTTTAGCAATAAACGATCCATGCGAAACAATGATCAACAAATTATTCGAAACATGGAGAGAGGAAAAATTAACGTGGAAGATTTAGAGGACTACTACGATGACCACAGTTAAAGGAACTAATACAATGAAACTGTCGAAACAAACCTTTGCCATTCTAAAAAGTATGGCAGGCATCAACTCAAATATTCATGTGCTTCCGGGCAATGAACTTGTCTGTGTCAACGCAGGCAAGAGCATTATGTTCAATGCAAAAGTTGAAGAAAACTTTGCAACTGAGTTTGCCATCTGGGATTTGAGTCAGTTTCTCGGAACCTACTCATTGTTCAACGACCCAACGGTGGACTTTGGCAGCACATCACTTCGCATCGAGTCCGGTCGCCAGTCTTGTGAATACAATTATGCAGACCCACGACTTGTCGAGGGATGCCGACCACCGAGCAAGTTAAATCTTCCAGAGATTAAAGTGACCTTTGACTTGTCGCAGCAAGAGATCAACGACATTTTGCGTGCGTCTGCCGTGATGCAACTTGCCGATATCATGTTCACGAACGAAGAGAACAAGGTGAAGGTGGTTGTGTTCGATAAGGAAAAAGCAAACTCAACCAACAAGTATGAGATTGAAGTCACTCCGACCGATATGGAATCAAGTGCATCTTTCAAGATTTACATGAAGTCAGATTTGTTAAAGGTGCTTCCGGGTGACTATGAATTCAATCTGTGTGAGAAGTTGGCGATCTTGTTGAAGCACAAGGACATTGATGCTAACTATACTCTTGCTGTGACCAATGACTCTGTTTACAATGGGATGTTTTGATGCTAACAACTGAACAACACTTATGGGTCGAGAAGTTTCGACCACAATCAATCAAGGATTGTATCCTCCCCGGTGGCTTGAAAGAAACACTTCAAGCCATTGTGGATTCTGGTGAGATGCACAATCTTTTGTTTTCTGGTGGACCGGGGTGTGGCAAGACCACGGCTGCGATTGCCATGTGCAAAGAGATGGGTGCAGAGTATATCAAAATTAACTGCTCCGAAGATGGCAACATTGACACGCTGCGAACACGAATTCGTGACTTTGCTACATCTCAGTCTTTGACTGGTGATAAGAAAGTCGTGATCCTTGATGAGTTTGACTATGCAAATGCAAATAGTTTTCAACCTGCGTTGCGTGGTTTCATCGAAGAGTTCTCGATCAACTGTCGCTTCGTCTTGACCTGTAACTTCAAGAATCGAATCATCGAGCCGCTGCATTCCCGATGCACATGTGTTGACTTCCGCTTCACGAAGGAGGAGCAGATGAAGATGGGGTCGCAGTTCTTGAAGCGACTGGAAGGCATCCTGCAAGGCGAGAGCGTCCACTATGACGGTCGTGTGATCGCCAAGTTGATCATGCGTCATGCTCCTGACTGGAGGCGTATCCTGAACGAGTGTCAACGTTACTCTGCCTCCGGTGAGATCGATGTCGGCATCTTGACGGAGATCGGTGATGTTGGTATTCACTCGCTCATGGATATCTTGAAGAACAAAGACTTCTCCAAGTTGCGTGGTTGGGTGGTTGACAACGGCAGCAACGAGCAAGCACAAATCTATCGCAAGATTTATGATTCGTTGGGTGAGAATCTGAAACCACAATCCGTGCCAGCGGTGATTCTGATTCTGGCAAATTATCAATACAAGGCTGCGTTTGCCGCTGATTCGGAGATCAACATGATGGCGTGCCTTACTGAAATCATGATGGAGGCAGAGTTCAAGTGAGTGACATTGGAATTATTGGAAATGGTTTTGTTGGTGGAGCAGTGGCATATGGTTTCCGTGATCAAAAACCTCTAGTCTACGATATTAATCCAGACGCATCCACTCACAGTTTTGATGATGTTGCAAACTGCAAGTACCTTTTCATCTGCTTGCCCACACCGATGGTAAGTGAAACTGGAGGCGAGGCAAACACCAGCATCGTTGAGGAATGCTTGGAGAAACTATATCAAAACAGAGAGCAAGTAATCATGCTCAAGTCTACCGTTCCGGTTGGCACGACTAAACTGTTGTCTCAGAAGCATCGCCTAAGAAACTTGGTTCATTGTCCTGAGTTCTTGACCGCTGCAAACGCAAAGTATGACTTTGTAAATGCTGATAGGACTGTGATCGGATCTCCATATCTCAGAGATGGTATTGAAGAAAAATATTCCGAAATGGCAAAGGAACTATTCTTAAAAGTTTTTCCCGACATCCCCGTTTACACCATGTCATCATGTGAGTCAGAGATGGTAAAGTATACGGCTAACTGTTTCCTTGCAACCAAGGTTGGTTTCTTCAATATGATTTTTATGCTTGGCGAAAAGATGGGCTTGGACTACAATCGTGTCCTTGAAGGAGTCTTGGCTGATCCTAGAATTGGCAGATCACACACGGCAGTACCCGGTCCCGATGGAGACTATGGATTCGGTGGCACATGTTTTCCCAAAGATGTAAATGCGATGATTACAACTTTGCAAAATAATCACATCTCGTCTTACATTTTAGAGTCTGTTTGGAGAGACAATATGAAATACAGAAAAAACTGGGACTGGGCAAATAACACATCAGCAGTGAGAGCAAATGAAACTCGGTGATTACCTAAACGCAATCAACTACTCCAAGGATGATCTCTTTGCGGACGAGGAAGCCGCGAAAGGGTATGTTCCATTTATTGTGAACCGGAGCCTATCTTACTTTCCTGACACGATCCTACAAGCAAATGACATGAATATTCATGCAGATCTAGGTAAGCAAGAACAGTTTGATTATCTACGCCACTCGATCAGAAAGCGTAGACGGTTCAGCAAATGGCTTAAAAAGACAGAGGACAAACGAATCGAGTCCGTAAAAATTTTCTACAATCTGGGTACAAAAAAAGCCCTTGAGTCCATGAGAGTTTTGTCGGACAGACAGATTGACGAAATCCACGATTATGTTCTAAAAATGCAAGGCTCCTAAATACAATTGTGGGTTGACCACATTGTTATGGAGTTATGATGGAAAAATTAGAATCTATTGTAGAGTCTCTGGTAGAAGTCACGCTCAAAGATCCAGAAGACTTTTTGAAAGTAAGAGAAACGTTGACCCGTATTGGTGTCTCTTCTCGCGTGGGTAACAAGTTATATCAATCTTGTCATATTCTTCACAAGCGTGGAAAGTATTACATTACGCACTTCAAAGAACTTTTTGCACTTGATGGGCTTCCATCTAAAATGACAGAGGAAGATTTCGGCAGAAGAAATACCATTGTTGGTCTATTGACTGAATGGGGACTCATTGATATTGTGGATGGAAATAAATGCCAAGAACCTTTAACATCCATGAGAAAAATTAAAATTATTTCTCACAAAAACAGACACGAGTGGGAGTTGATACCTAAGTATCACATTGGGAAAAAACCATCTAAAGACGAAGAATAAAATAAAAGGATTATATTATGAAATACCTAGTGACTGGCGGGGCTGGATTTATTGGATCTAATATTGTTTCTACTTTGCTTGAGGGTGGACATCAGGTCATAGTGATTGATAACGAATCATCTGATGCACATCACACCTTTTACTGGCAAGACCTAGCAGAAAATCATAAGTTAGATATTTGTGATTACGAAAAGATTCTACCTCTTTTTGATGGTGTAGATACAGTGTTTCATTGTGCAGCGGAGGCAAGGATTCAACCTGCCATAATTAATCCACTACTCGCAGTCAAAACAAATTCGTATGGCACATGCTCAGTGTTACAAGCAGCCAGAGAAATGGGCGTTCGTAGAGTTGTTTACTCATCAACCTCTTCGGCTTATGGTTTAGAAAACGTTCCACCAAATGTTGAAACCCAACGAGAGGACTGCCTAAATCCATACTCGGTATCAAAAGTTTCTGGCGAAAAACTTTGCAAAATGTATTACGATTTGTTTGGTTTAGAAACCATCGTGTTTAGATACTTCAATGTTTATGGTGAGCGTCAGCCTCTCAAGGGTCAGTATGCTCCTGTCGTTGGATTATTTTTAGAGCAGTGGAAGAAAGGCGAACCCCTTACCATTGTCCCTGACGGAGAACAACGAAGAGACTACACTCATGTTTCAGATGTCGTGTTTGCAAACATACTTGCATCAACGGTTCGTAAAAATGCTTGTGGTGAAGTTTACAATGTGGGAACCGGAACAAATTTTTCTGTAAATGAACTTGCAAAAATGATTTCTGATAATACAATCATGATTGAACCACGACTAGGAGAGGCAAGAGTGACTTTGGCAAACAATAATAAGTTGCGTAGAGTGATGCGATGGGAGCCAACAGTCAAACTCGAAGAGTGGGTAAAAAATGAAAAGGAGAGAATCAAATGATCGGTGGCGAAAACGTTGATGAAACAAGAGTGAATCTACTAGAAACCAGAACTCGATGGATAAACGTATCAAAAGATACTGAAAAGGCATCACAAATGGTTGAACTCCTTGGTGATAAAAATTTTACAAACCATGAGAGATTTAATGCACTAACAGAAGATGCAGAGTTTGGGTGGACAAAGGAAAAAAGCCCAGAGTGGTTTGTGACTCACATGTGTGGACTTTCACATCGTAAACTTTTGATGGAAACCATTATCAAGGATGACAAACCCGTTCTTATTTTAGAGGATGATGTTGAGATTGAACATCCAACATGGATGGATGAAATCCCAGTTCCCCGAGATGCAGACGCAGTATATCTTGGCACTTCTCACAGCGACATGAGATACAGGGCAGAGGATCACGGCAATGGTTGGAATAAAATTACGGGAGTGTTTGGAACACACGCCATCTTACACTTGAATAAAAAGTATGCCTCAGAGATGTGTATCATGATTGAAAGATGCGTTAAAAATAATCATCCATTTGATGTTTCATTGGCAAAGGATCTACAAGGGAGATTTAATGTATACGCACCATACTCTCCATTCTTTTATCAAGCAGACTCAAAAAATACCACAAATAAGTATGAGGCTATTACAAGACCGCCACTTACTCAACAAAAAAAGTTTACGCTTGGAACATTTAAATAATCATGCCAGTATCTTTTAATAATCCAACTTGGAGACTTGGCAACCAAATGTTCCAGTATGCTGCGACACTTGGTGTTGTTGAAAAAATCAATACACATGGTAATTTTGCGATTGATAACACATATCTCTCCGAGTGTTTTGAACTAGGCTCCTTGAAAAATGCGAGAGTGTTTGCAAACAATCTTTATCAAGAACCTCGTTTTGATTTCTGTGATGATATTTTTAGAATTGATCCCAACTTACATACAGATCTACAAGGTTACTTTCAGACTGAAAAATACTTTGACCACTGTAGCGGAAGAGTAAAGGCTGATTTTACTTTTAAAGAAAATATTAGACATAAAGTTTCTGAGGATTTACCAGTCGGTGTTCTTTGTTCTCTCCATGTGAGAAGGACAGACTATCTACAACTCGCACATGTCCACACAAATTTGCAAGTGGATTGGTATGAGAAAGCCTTCGAAAATCAAAAGGAATACTTTGGTGATGAACTTATCCCCGTGATATTTTCTGATGACATTGAGTGGTGTAAAGAAAATTTATCACATCTTTCTGACGATACTTTCTTTTCAAATGGTGACACATACTATGATCTTTGCATGATGTCTTTTTGCAACGCTCACATAATTGCAAATAGTAGTTTTAGTTGGTGGGGTGCTTACCTTGGTGGGGGCAGAACAGTTGCACCAAAAGAATGGTTTGGAGAAAGTAATCCTCACGGGGATTGGAAAGATATTTACTGCGATGGATGGGTGATCATTTGAAAATCGTACAAGCATTTGGATCACCATTTACTCACGATAAAAGTTCGTGCATGGGAAGTGTTCCTACTAATCACATTTGGCACTACGGAGCATGCGAGGACTCAGACATCGAAGTTTACTTGGATTATGATGTAGTGGGAGGATTTAAATCTCCATGTGAAAATAAGTTTCTTTGGCTGAGTGAATCTAAATCTATTGTTCCTCATCAATATGCTTTTGTAAGAATGTGGTATGAAAAGTTTTGCGACTGTTATAAAGCAATATTTACGGCAGATCGAGAGTTAGTTAATCTTCATGATAAGTTTATAGAAGCACCCGGAGGATCAAACTATACATGGGTGACTCCAGATAAACGGGGTGTTCATAAAAAGTCCAAACTTGTTTCTATGATTAGTTCTGGAAAAGTTATGTGTGAAGATCATATTAATCGAAATGCAATCGCAGACAAAATGATTGAGCAAGGTGTTGACATGTTTGGCAGACTATACACACCTGTTGAAACCAAAGATATGGCACTAAATGATTATATGTTTTCTGTGACCATAGAAAATGTAATCTTATCAAATTATCAAACAGAAAAAGTCATCGATTGTTTCGCAACGGGAACTGTTCCAATTTACTTGGGGAATCCATCCATCGGTGAAACCTTTAATCCAGATGGAATTATTTTTTACGATGACAACTTTGATCTAAATATGTTGTCGGAAGATTTGTATCAAAAAATGCTTCCGGCTGTGAAAGAAAATTATGAGATATTCTGTAACATGAAAATCTCTGATGATGTGATTTTTGACAAGATCACAAAACTACTCTAAATAGAAGACAGGAGATTATTATGAGCAAAAGACCAAGCGTTACATTATGCATGATCGTTAAAAATGAAGAACACATCATCCGTGAGTGTCTTGATTCTATGGTGGGAGTTATCGATAGGTACGACATCTCTGATACAGGTTCAACGGATAAAACAAGAGATGTAATTCGTGAGTGGGGTGAAAAGAATAATATTCCGGGTGAAGTGTACGATATTCCATGGAAAGGATTTGGTAAGTCTAGAACAGATGCGTTTAAAAATGCTGAGGGAAAAGCCGATTACGCTTGGGTCATTGACGCAGATGATAAACTTGAAGGTGACTTTAGATATCCCGAAGAATTTGGTGAACACGATAGTTATGCTTTAAACATTCATCGTGGTGATTTCAACTGGTGGAGACAACAAATTTTTAAACTCTCAGCAGGTTGGGAGTATGTTGGTGTTCTCCACGAATATGCAAACGCTAAAGGTCTTCGTGACGCAGGGGGAACACCTACAGCGGGTCGTATTGAACCACATCCGCATTACCATATCGAAGCAAGAACGATGGGCGACAGAACCGTTCAGTTCGGTGATGACCAATCTGCAAAATACACCAAGGATGCTGAAACACTTATTGATTGTTTAACGAATCCAGAAAATGAAAACTATGAGCCGGATAATCTCAGATATGAGTTTTACGTTGCACAGTCTTACTTTGATGCTCAGAATATTGAAAAGGCATTAGAGTGGTACGAGAAAAGAGCGGTCAAAGGCGGATGGGACGAAGAAGTATGGTATTGTGTCTACAGAATTGCAATCTGCAAATGTCTCCTGAAAACAAGTTGGGAAGAGGCACAAGATCATTTCTTACAAGCGTGGAACATTCGACCTCATCGTGCAGAGCCTTTGTATCAACTTGCAAGAATTCACAGACAAAATGGCAATCCAAGATTAGGTTACTTGTTTGCCAAAACTGCCATGAATATTCCATTCCCGCAGGGTGATATTTTGTTCTTAGCAAATGACGTTTATGATTGGCAAATTGCTGATGAAGTTGCCTCCTCCGCTTACTATGTTGGTGACATGGTTGCTGGTCTTGAAGCATCGAATAAACTTTTGGAGGACAAAAAGTTTCCAGACAGTGAAAAGGATAGAATTGTAAATAACTTTTCTCAATACGCAAAGTGGCTCGAAGAGCAGAATGCAGCACAACAAAAAATGCAGCAAGAAATTTTAGAAAAACAAGTTGCGGAAAAAATGAAAAGAACAAAAGCACCAGCACCAAGAAGGAAAAAAAAGGCTAAGAAATAATGGCTGAGTTTTCGTTTCCATCTAGTCCAACTTTTGGAACAACGCTTTCAATAGGCTCAAAGGAATTCACATGGAATGGATTTGGATTCCAACGAGTTTCGTCTATCGGTCCAACGGGACCAACAGGTGCAACAGGAGCCACTGGTGCAACGGGACCAACGGGTGCAACAGGGAGTGATGGAGCAACAGGAGCAACAGGAGCCACGGGAACCACTGGGGCTACTGGAACCACCGGAGCCACAGGGACTACAGGAACCACTGGCACTACAGGAAACACGGGGACTACAGGAACCACAGGAACTACTGGTACTACAGGAAATACGGGAGCCACGGGTGCTGCTGGCACAACAGGAACCACTGGGACTACAGGAAATACGGGAGCCACGGGTGCTGCTGGTACAACAGGAACTACAGGAACCACGGGTACAACAGGAACCACAGGAACCACGGGAAACACTGGTCCGACAGAAGCGGTTGGCATATTTACAATTCAGGCATCTTCTGGTATTTCATCAGGTAATAAATTAGCAGCATTTCACTATGTTCCATTCGCAGCGACAGTCAAAGAAGCGGCTGTTCGAACAGGTAGAACAGGAGGGGTAACTGCTTCTTTCTTAGTTGCAAATCCCTCAACACAATTTAGTAATCCGACATCATCTGCAAGAACCCTTGCAACAGTCAACGCGGCAACGGCAGCACATGGAGCGGAGACAACCTCTATTGCAAGTGCAGCGATTACGGCAGACTCTTATATCTACATGAAGGTTGACGGTATTTCTTTTCCGGGCATAACTGGGATGCAGGGCTTTTTGACATATGAGAGGAATGTCTGATGGCACTCACTAATGTTTTCTATTCACCATCGGGAGCAGGTTCACAAGACGGATCATCTGCTGCGAACGCAAAGGCAGCACTCACGGGAACTTCGTGGACAACTGACATCGAAGGGGAAGCACGACAAAACACTCGCTGGATTTTTCTTGCTGGAACTTATACTTGTACTGAAGAGTTAATCCCAACATCTACCAACCCGGACGCAGACAATCCACACTTTTGGGTGGGTGCAGATGCAGACGGTAATCTTCTTGATCCAAAGTGGTCTGATGATTCACAGGCACACCTAGACACCACTGACTATCCAAAGATTATCCGAACAAACAATGGTGGACTTTATCAAAGTGCAGGAACATCCACAATTTATAGATGTTTGCATTTTGAAAACACAAGTTCCAGTTTCAATCAGGGTGGTGTCCTCAACTCCACCTTTGGTGAATCAATTCGACAACTATATGTTGGTGTTTTTATGCGTGCGCCTGAAAATTCACTTGCGAGCAATAACAACTCAAGGGTTCACAACAACTTTGGTGCAAAAAGTATTATGTGTGAGTTTGTTCATCTCGGCACAAGATTAGATTGTATTGTTCAAAATGGTGGCACTAACCAAGGCTCTTTGTATAACTGTCGAATATATGGTGCAAGCACGGGTGGAAGAGGAAACGGAAACGGTGTCAAATGCGATACGAACACACCACAGATTATCAATTGTGTGATTGACAATGTTAAAGGTGACGGAATCTCTGACCAAGGAACATCAGAAAACAAAAATGGAAACTTTACTAACAATACGATAACACGATGCGGGGCGAATGGTATTGACTCCGCTGGTGCTGCACAAACTCAAGGTGGTGTTCAAATTGAAAATAATATTATTTTTGATGTTGGTGGACACGCAGTGGTCGCAAATGCAAATGATGACGATAGACTTCTTGGCTCACAGATTGCGATTGGCGATGCAACGTCTGGGAACTTTAGTAATCTTGATGAATATGAAAATCTTTTTACAGTCACCGCAGTGGCAACGACAGATTTTGTAGATTATGCAAACCAAGACTATCGGATTCGCAGAGACTCTGCACTTTACAAGAAGACCGAAGCAGGTAACTTGAATCTTGGTGCAATTCAAAACGAAGATTTTGAGTTTGTTTCAGTTTCCTAAATAGGATAGGAGAATAACATGGCTGCTGAATACGACATTACACACGATAAAGGTACAACCTTCAAACTTTTTGCTTTGTATAAAGATTCTGCCGGAAGTGTCATTGACTTGGCTAATTTTACTGCAAGAATGCAAGTAAGAAAAAGTCCAGATGACTCAGATGTTTTACTCTTTATGACAGGAACGACCATGAGCGGCACTGCGGGTATTGTTCATAGTGGTAGTGTTACTGGTGGCGGCTCTACAGGGGAGTTTACCGTTGGTGCTTCAACAGCACAGACAGGTACGGGCGATATCAGATTGAACGCTGGAAGCACTGGGTTTACTGGTGAAACTGGAGGAGTGTATTTAGAATTTGATGCAGTCACATCGGCAAACTTACCCACGGGCAGACACTTCTATGATCTTGAGTTGATCGAAGGCACGGAAGTAACGAGATTGGTTCAAGGTAGATTTAAGACTAACGAAGAAATCACAAGATGAATAAGTTAGAAATTGAGGAAATCCGTGAGTCTAAAATATCTGGACTCAACGCTAAAAATAAATTAGAGATTGAGGATACAAGAGAGAGTAAAGTCAGTGGTGAACAAACAAATCTTACCATAAAAAAACAGTCTGATTTTACGATTTCCCTTTACAATACTGAGCCACAGAGTATAGTAATACAAAGACGTTCGGACACGACTATAACCGTTTTTGTATAAGGATATTTTTTTATTATGATTATGAAAAATGATGTGACAAAAGTTCTTGGCTTCTACGCCTTACATCCACAGGCAAAACTTCCAATGAAACAAACACAGGGTGCAGCATGTTTTGATATACATGCATGTTGTGATGACTTGATCACTCTCAACCCCGGTGAAAGAGCATTGATTCCAACAGGTTTGATTTTTGATATTCCCGAAGACCATTCGGTAAGGATTCACACACGATCTTCGTGGGCGGCTATCAAAGGCATTGGTCTGTCCGTATCACAGGGGATTATTGATTCCGATTATGTTGAAGAGGTCTTTGTGCCAATGGTAAACACTACGGACAAACTGTTTCACATTCGCAGCGGTGAACGCATTGCACAGATTGAACTTGTGAAAACTATTCCAACAATCAACACATGGGTTGATGATCGTCCCACGAAGCGTGGCAATCGTGACGGTGGATTCGGGAGTACGGATGATGATTGATTACGACAAGGTTTTTATCACCGGAGGAAACGGTCTTGTCGGATCTTGCGTTACTGGAAAGCATCGTCCTTCTTCAAAGGAAGTGAATCTTCTTAATTATGAGGAAACACTCTCTTACATGCAAGAGAACAAAATTGAATATGTTGTTCACTGTGCTGCTCGCGTTGGCGGTGTAAAAGAAAACATGGAAAAGTTAGGTGAGTTCTTTTACGAGAACATGCTGATGACCTTGAATATCATTGAGGCATCACGGGTGTGTGGTGTGAAGAAAATGGTTTGTCTACAATCAACCTGTATCTTCCCAGACAATGCTACTTACCCACTGACAACCGATCAAATTTACAAAGGTGAGCCACACCCATCAAACTATGGATACGGTTATGCCAAGCGAATGACTGAGATCAATGCGAGAGCATACCGTGATCAGTACGGCATGAATATTGTGAATGTAATCCCATGCAATGTTTACGGGATCGGGGACAACTTTAATCTTGAGAGTTCGCATGTGATTCCCGGCTTGATCCACAAGTGTCATTTGGCGAAACAGAATAACACTAAATTTGATGTGTGGGGTGATGGTCTTGCACAACGAGAGTTTTTGTATAATAAAGACTTGGGTAAGATTATTGACTGGATGCTTTTAGAATATGACAGTCCTGAATCTCTGATTGTCTCACCAGATATGGAACACGCAATAGTAGAAGCAGTCGTATTAATTACGAAAGCATTTGACTTTTCCGGCTCCGTCAATTATGATTCATCGAAACCAAAAGGTCAGCACAGAAAACCGTCAGATAACTCTAAGTTCAAAGAACTTCGCCCCGACTTTGAGTTTACATCATTAAATACTGGTATCAACGAAACAGTCGATTGGTTCACGAAAAACTATGGAGATGTTAGAAAATGAAGTCTTGGAAACTAATGAACAATGCCATTACACCAAAACAAAAACTGCGAATGTCAAAGTTTTTACTGACATCAGATCGTTTGTCTCAGGGAAAAGAAGTTAAAAAGTTTGAAGAGCAGTGGAGTGAGTGGCAGGGCTGTAAGTATTCCGTATTTTGTAATTCTGGTTCGTCCGCGAACTTTCTGATCGTGCAGGCGATGAAAGAATTGCATAGTAATACAAATCATCTTTGGATTGCACCTGCGACAACTTGGGCAACCACGGTATCTCCCATCATGATGGCAGGACAGGAACTTCAATTATGTGATGTGACTATTCCCAATATGAATTTGTGTCTGGATACTCTTAAAGAAATTTTGCATCAACATAAGAAATCATTTGGGGCTAGACCAAAGTATCTTTTCCTTGCTCATCTCCTTGGCTTCAACTCTATGAGTGACGAACTTCTTAACATCTGTGAGGAGAATGATATCACACTTCTAGAAGATTGTTGTGAGTCTCATGGTGCAACTTTTAAATCTGAAAAGATTGGTAACTTTGGTAAGGCTTCATCTTTTTCTTTCTACTACGGACATCACATGACCACGATTGAAGGTGGTATGGTATGCACAGACGATGATGAGGTGTACGAAAAACTCCTTTTAATCCGTTCACACGGGTTACTCAGAGAATTGCCAAAATATATGCAAAAGAAATACAGGGATCGAAAGGTTGACGAAAACTTTACCTTTGTGGTTCCGGGGTACAACGTGAGATCAACAGATTTAAATGCTGTGCTTGGTCAAATGCAACTTAAAGATTTAGATAATCACAACAATATCCGTAGAAATAACTTTGATGTGTTTGCGAGTGGTCTGAATAGAGATAAGTTTCACACAGACTTCAAACTTGAAGGCAACAGTAGTTTCTGTTTTCCTGTTATCACAAAGTCAACCCGAGAAGATACACTCGCACTAAGAAAGTATCTTGAGTCGCAAGGAGTCGAGACACGACCGATCATCGCAGGTAATCTTTATGAGCATCCGTTCATGGATCGTGTCAACCAATATCGACATGACAAAAATGCAAAGGTGGTTCATCAAAATGGATTCTATGTCGGAAATAATCACGCAGTAAATGTGGGTGATGTGACTTGGTTGGTTGAAAGACTAAACGCATGGGAACGAGGTGAATAGTGAAATTAAATCTTTACTATGTTTGTGACAAAGAAGGTTATCTAAAAGAAAAAATTACTGCTCATACATTACTTAATGAAATTCAACCGGATGGAAGCCACGGATGGACCCTAAAGTATCTTGATGGGAAACTTAATCACAGGTTGGAGTTAGATAAAGAAATGTTCTGTCATGAGGATTGCTGGGTAGATCCCGATGACAAATTTTCAGACAAGATCCGCGAAGGACGAGAAGAAGAGTTTGAATTCTTTTTAAAACACGGTTATCATATGCCAATGAATACTGAAAGGGACGCACGAAAATGACCAGAGATGAATTACTAAAAAATCACGAAACTATTTGTCAAGAAGCCCGTAATCTTATGGAATTAAAAAATAAAGATTACGCAGGCAACGGAGGTCTTGAGCCTTTTGCAAACTTTACTCGTTGTGAGGCAATGGGTGTCTGCACCACGGAGCAAGGATTCCTTGTTCGGATTGTTGATAAATTATCACGAATGAGTTCTTTTATTGAATCTGGAACCATGCATGTTGAAAATGAATCTTTTCACGACTCCTGCGTTGATATTATTAATTACATGGTGCTTCTTTCATCTTATGTCGGGGACAAAGAATCTGATTGACACAGACTCAGATGGAGGTAGAATACTCATATGAGTCGGTTCTACACAAGTGTGACAACTCGCGGAGACAACATTCTCTACAGGGGATATGAGAATGGGAAAAGGGTCGAGGGCAAGATTGACTATCGCCCCACCCTTTTTGTCTCCACCAATAAATCATCAAAGTATCACACGATGGATGGTCGATCTGTTGAGTCATTCCAACCGGGGTCGATGTCAGATTGTCGAGACTTTATTCTTCGGCACGAAAGCGTGACTGGTTTTGAGATTTACGGAAACACCGATTACATCTATCAATTTATTGGTGATAAGTTTCCCAATGAAGTCGAGTATGACAAAAAGCAAATCAAGGTCGCCTATCTTGATATCGAAACTACGGCAGAAAATGGTTTCCCGCAAGTTAGAAATCCCACAGAAAGAGTAAACGTCATCACCTTAATCGTTGATGATCGTGAGTATGTTTTTGCACTCGGTGACTGCACGATGCCGGATAGCATTAATACTTACACCTTCACAAATGAAAAGGATTTGCTTGAGAGATTCATTGACATTTGGGAGGGTGAAGATCCTGACATTGTGACTGGCTGGAACGTCAAGTTTTTTGATATGCCATATCTGTACGCTCGAATGGATCGCATCATAGAAAAGCGAGCAAGGAAACTTTCACCATGGGGCATTGTACGCCAGAGAGATGTGCAAACTCAAAGTGGTGATCGCATTGCATTTGAATTCATGGGTGTGACAATCTTAGATTACTATGATCTATATCAAAAGTTCACTTATGTGAATCAAGAGTCATACAAGTTGGATCACATTGCATCGGTTGAACTTGGAGAGAAAAAATTAGAGTATGAGTATGACCACTTCAAGGATTTCTATACAAAAGACTTCCAAAAGTTTGTGGAATACAATTATCAAGATGTCAAACTTGTGCAGAAGATGGAGCAGAAACTCGGGCTGATGGAACTTGCTCTCGCACTTGCGTACACGGCAAAAGTAAATCTTGGTGATGTGTTTTCTCAGGTTCGAACTTGGGATCAGATCATCTATCATCATCTGCGTGCAAAGAACATAGTGATCCCACGAAAAAAAGGTGGGGGTAAAAAAGATGGTCAAATCATCGGTGCGTATGTAAAAGAACCGATCACTGGTCGGCACGATTGGGTTGTGTCTTTTGACCTCAATAGTCTGTATCCGCACCTTATCATGCAATACAATATTTCACCGGACACTAAAATGCGTCCAGATGGATTCCCCAAGAATCCTTGTATAAGTGTTGACGGTGTTCTTAATGGCACAGATTTATGTGAGAAAAATCTTGTAAAACTAAAAGAGCAAAACTTTTCTGTCGCTGCTAACGGTGTGTGTTTTAGAAAAGATAAACTAGGGTTCATGCCGGAACTCATGAAAAAGTTTTACGCAGAACGCAAGCACTACAAGAAGTTGATGATCGAAGCCCAGAAGAAAAAGCAACAGAATCCAGATGATGAGAGTTTAGATTTTGAGATTGCCAAGTATCATAACTTCCAACTGGTGCGAAAGATTCAACTGAACTCAGCCTATGGTGCGATGGGCAATCAATACTTTCGATATTTTGACATCGACATTGCAGAAGCGATTACCACATCGGGTCAACTATCGATTCAGTATATCGCAAACGAACTAAACGCATTTTTAAATAAAACACTAAACACTGGAGATTATGACTATGTTGTTGCTTCTGATACTGACTCTGTTTATCTTCGCCTCGGGAACCTTGTTCGGTCATTGGCTGGCGAGAAGACCAAGGGCGAGATCGTACGATTTCTTGACAAGTCCTGCAAGGGTGTCATCGAACCATTCATCAACAAGTGCTACGAAACACTTGCCCAAAAAATGAATGCATACTCTAACAAGATGGTGATGGAGCGAGAAGTCATTGCCGATGTTGGAGTCTGGACAGCCAAGAAGCGATACATGCTCAACGTGCATAACTCGGAGGGTGTGCAATACGATGAACCTAAGATGAAGATCATGGGCATCGAAACTACACGATCATCGACACCACAAGTCGTTCGGCAAAAGTTGAAGGACGCGATTAAGTTGGTGCTGACCGGAACCGAGGAGCAGGTCATCGACTTTGTTGCAAACTTCAAAGAGGAGTTTAAAGGATACTCGCCTGACGAGATCGCATTCCCCCGTGGTTGTAATAATATTAATAACTACATCGATGAATCCGTCATCTATCGCAAGTCCACACCGATTGCTGTGAAAGGTGCATTAATTTATAACCACTATCTCAAAAAGTTAAAACTTGATGGTAAGTATCACAGGGTAAACGAGGGAGATAAAGTAAAATTTTTGTATCTTGCTGTTCCAAATCCGTACAAAGATAAAGTTATTTCTTTCCCCGGAACCGCACCGAAGGAGTTTGAGTTGGACGAGTTTGCTGACTACGACAAACAATTCTCGGTTTCTTTCCTAGAGCCATTGAAAAATATTCTAGAGAAGGTAGGATGGAACTATGAACACAGGGCGACTTTGTTTTGATTGAGTTTGACTACACACTAGATTTTGATAACATAGATTATCGCAAGACCCCGAAGTTGTATATCATCGGTCGAGGAGAACAAGGAGTATTGCTCTGTGAACCATACAAATCAGAAATCTGCAAACACTGGAGATTCCGAACACCGGAAATTGCATATCAATCAGCGAATACTATTACTGCTATGTTCAATGGGTATTTGGATGTGGATAATTTTGTTGGGGCTGATATGTGTCGCAAGTTTCTTATGATGGGATGGACGAGAGCAAGGCGATACGCTAATCATCGTAGCGGAAAAAAGTATGATGACAACGGAAGAATTAAACCACAAGAGCCAGACCACTGGACTTGTGAGAAGGCGGAGTCGGCACGCATCTTCAAGCGTGCGTATGATGCCGCAAGAACAAATAAGAAATATCGAACGATGGTTCGTGAGTGGCGGGGAAAGGAGGAAGACAGATGGAACCCAAAGAAAGAGACATTATTCTCGAAGCCCTAAAATGTCTTCGTTATGACACTGAGCGTGTTGAAAAATTAGTTCGCAAAACTAAATCATCAAGCACACATGATCACGAAGAGGTCATAGATAAACTTCAATTTATAGATGATCTTCTTAAAAAGTGGAGACTTATGTGACACACAAATTGTTTGATGATAACGCTGGGCAAGAGGGGCTTAGGGTTTGTAAAAAATGTAAACAAGCAAAACCACTAAGTGAATATTATACAGATCGCTCAAGCATGACAAATGGTGTTTGGAAAGACCGCTATAGGGGTGAGTGTAAAACTTGCGGTAATAAAATTCAAAAGGATTTTGGAAAGGCTAAAAAACTTGCTGGAAATCCAAAGCGTCCACCTTTAGGCACACCTTGTGATTGTTGCGGAAAAACATCCGAAAGACTTTTATTTGATCACGATCATGAAACTCTTGATCACCGAGGCTGGCTGTGCGACTCTTGTAATACCGGCATAGGAAAATTAGGTGATGACTTGACAGGCATCAGAAACGCATTACAATACTTGGAAGAATATAACAATAAGGAGCAAAAGAACGATGAACAACTTTTTGAATAATTTGGTTGAGGTATCTGGTAATGAAGACGCTACTTCTGTTGACAGCGGTTTGGTTTCTGATATCAAGGGATTCATCAGCACGGGATCATACACACTAAATGCACTGCTGTCTGGATCTTTGTACGGTGGGATTCCGAACAACAAGATTACGGCACTGGCTGGCGAACAGGCGACTGGTAAAACTTTCTTTTGTTTCAACATTCTGAAAACTTTTCTTGATGACAATCCAGAAGGTGTCGTGCTTTACTTTGATTCAGAGCAAGCAATCACTTCACAAATGTTTGAAGAGCGTGGTATCGATGCTGCCCGCGTTGCCGTGTTCCCTGTCTCAACCATCGAAGAGTTTAGACATCAGATGATTCAGGTAGCGGATACTTATCGTGCAGAAAAAAACAAGAAGCCTATTCTTGTGATTCTTGATTCGCTTGGCAACTTGTCTACGCTGAAAGAAATGGAAGACACTGCGAGCGGCAAGAACGTGCGGGATATGACAAAAGCCCAAGCGTTGAAGGCAACTTTCCGAACGCTCACCGTCAAGTGTGGATCGGCTGGTATTCCACTGCTGATCACAAACCACACCTATGATGTTGTCGGGTCTTATGTTCCGATGAAAGAGATGTCCGGTGGCTCTGGTCTGAAATACAATGCAGGTACAATCGTGTTCTTGTCCAAGAAGAAGGTCAAGGATGGCACGGATGTGGTCGGCAATATCATCAAGTGCAAACTGCACAAGTCTCGTGTCACCAAAGAAAACTCTCTAGCAGAAACTTTGTTGAACTATGAGTCTGGTCTTTCACCTTATTACGGGTTGACAGAAATCGCAGTGAAGTACGGGGTCTTCAAGAAAGTCTCGACTCGCATCGAACTTCCTGATGGTCGTAAAGTGTTTGAAAAGAATATCAATGACAAGCCCGAAGATTTCTATACTGATGAAATCATGGAACAACTTGAAGTGGCTGTTGGTAAAGAATTCAAGTATGGTTCAGCAGTCGTAGATGAGGAAACCGTAATTGAAATCGAATCAACCGATTGATATTGTTGAGCGAACAAAATCATACAATGAAAATCATTGTTGGCAGTATGATATTCGTGTAAACAACCTCGAACGAGATCTGACAGAAGCAGGTATCTCCCCTGAAAAGATGGGGAGTATATCTGTTTCAGATTTTACTTTCAAGCCACTTATAACAAAAGAAGAAAGAAATCAGGCAAAGGATTTTATTCTTCGTCACGAGTGGCTTGGCAATCTATCACAGTACACAACTCATTGGTTCGGAGCATTCTACAACAATCCAGACGCAGGACTGTTTGGAAAGGATGTGATGGCAGGTGTAATTCTTATGAATATGCCAAACGCATTTAGCAAGATGCTGGGTGAGGAAACAAAAGAATTAGAAAGATTGATAAGTCGGGGTGCGTGTATTTCATGGAGTCCTAAAAATCTTGCATCAAAATTTATGATGTGGACAATCCAGTGGATGGTAAAAAATACTCAGTATCGATTGTTCACTGCATACTCAGATCCCACAGCAAAAGAGTTAGGAACAATTTATCAATCATGTAATTTTTATTATATTGGTCAAAATTCAGGAACCACTACAAGATACGTAAACCCATATACAGGCAAAGTTGTTTCGGACAGATTTTTTCGTCAAAGAAGTGCATATAAAAAGTATGCTAAAGAATTGAATATAGAATGGCAAAAAAGTTGGTGTTCAAACACGGGTATGTTGTGGGATAATATTCCAAACGAAATCGAAACAAAACTTAGATCCCACAGTAAGTCGAAACAAAGTGGATCGAAAAGGATTGACTTTCCCTCCAAGCACAAGTATGCTTATGTTCAAGGAAAAACGAAAGCGGAGACGAAGAAATTGAGAAAGCAGTTTGAAGAAAAAAATAAAACTTGTCCATATCCGAAGGAGCGAGGCAAATGATGAAGTACAAATTTGTTGAGGGCAAGAACACTGGTGAGCATGCGATCCAGATCGACGAAGGCAAGTATGCCGATGTCGTTTATGTTTATGGCAAAGTCGGTATTGATGAAAGAACAAATGATTGTCGGCTATACTTTGATTACAATATCCTTGACAACAGCGAAGTTGTAGAAGATGATGACGATTTCAAGGAAGTCATTGGCGACATTCTTGTTGATCTTTTAGAAAACCATTTAGAGGAAGGTGATATCGATGGAGACAGTCGAAACGATCATTCTGAGAAATCTGATTCACAATGAGGGTTACACCCGTCGTGTGCTTCCATTTCTAAGTGAAGAATATTTCAAGGACAGGAACGAGCGAGCAATCTATGGATTGATTCGTGACCATGTTCACCGATACAATAAGGCTCCGAACAAGGATGCACTTGGTGTAGCATTAGATAACCGTGGTGGTCTGTCGGAGCAAGCGTACAAAGAATGTAAGTCGATTGCTTCAAGCATCGCTGATTCGTCCTCCTCCGATGACACAGACTGGTTACTACACGAAACAGAAAAGTTTTGTAAAGACAAAGCAGTTTACAATGCCATCATTCGGTCGATTGAAATTATCGATGGGAAATCAAAAAACGAAACGAAGAATGCAATACCAAATATTTTGTCTGACGCACTTTCGGTATCTTTTGATCAACAGATTGGTCACGACTACATCACAGATGCCGATGACCGCTTTGACTTTTACCATCGCGTAGAACACAAGATTCCGTTTGATCTTGACATGTTCAATAAGATCACCAACGGTGGTGTGCCGAAGAAAACCTTGAATGTGATTCTTGCAGGTACAGGTGTTGGTAAGTCTTTGTTCATGTGTCACCATGCTGCAAACTGCTACGCTGCAAATCTAAATGTATTGTATATCACATGTGAAATGGCAGAAGAACGAATCGCGGAACGCATCGATGCAAACCTGATGGATGTAACGATGGACGAACTTCGGCACTTGTCAAAAGTTGCCTACGATAAAAAGTTGTCAAAGGCAACCGGAAGCGTAAAGTCTCGTCTGATTGTAAAGGAATATCCTACGGCTACAGCAAATGTAAATCACTTCCGTCACTTGTTGGAGGAGTTGAAACTAAAGAAAAACTTCACTCCCGATATAGTCTTTATTGATTATTTGAATATTTGCTCTTCGGCAAGATTCAAGATTGGTGGGAACACGAACTCGTACATGTATATCAAGTCCATTGCGGAAGAACTTCGTGGCTTGGCAGTGGAGTGGGATGTTCCGATCTTTACGGCAACACAAACGAACAGAACAGGTTTTGCGTCCAATGATTTTGGGCTTGAAGATACTTCTGAATCTTTTGGTTTGCCCGCGACAGCAGATCTCATGTTTGGTTTGATTGCAA